CTCTTTGCGGATGTGTGGGATAAACAACATCCTTTTTTGGTTCCAGTTTATTTGCGTTGGCTCATGTATTAGCCGCGCTCCAAGGAACTTGAAAAATGGGGTTTGTGGGTCAATGTAATCGTGATTGCCCATAAGGATATAGAAACCGCACTGCAACCCATCAAATTCGTGAACTATTCGGTTAACCAGTGCTGACGTATGCTTATCCTTTTTATCGGTAATATCACCCATGAAGATTATTTTTGGTGCGTATTCCTGTTCCTGCTTTTTGATCCAATCAAAAATGCCAAACCGGTAGGCATCACGAGCCTTGTCGGTAAGATGCAAATCACCTATGACTAGAAGAGTCATTTAATATGGAACCCGGTTCCGGTTAAGATAACGTCCTTTACAACGAAATTGCCCGCTGGCAGCACGACTGGTGCCTTCAAAATTGAAGCAACGTCGCAAGCAGCCTGAATGGCTTTGGTGTCATCTTTTGAGCCATCACCCACAGCACCAAAAGCTGTCACCCTGACTTCCTTCTTTTTAACGAAGTTAAGGGCTACCTCAATTGTATCTCTTAGTTCTGACATGGTATTTCCTTTAGCGGGTCAGTCTGTTGCCAGTGTCATCTAGTAAAAAGCCACCGCTATTGTCCAACAGGTACTCAGTTTGAGGCTTTGGTGTCGGTATTGGTGTTGGCACTGGGATTGGAGCCGGTGCTGGAGTTGGGGCAGGTGTGGGTGTTGAACAAGCGGCAAGAATCAGTAGCCATAGTATCCATACTTTTGGGCTTAACGACACGTTAGTGCAGCCTCCAGAGAACATCTCCGAGGAAGCGGCCAACGGTGATCGCAAAAACAACCGATAGCATTATGCGTTCCCATCTGGTCATCGCTTACTAGCCACGAATGACAGATTTTGAGTTTTTGATTTCTTCCGGCGTCATATAGCCGATATTGGGCAGCATGTTCTTTTCAGAGGGCTTTAGCTCTCCGATCAGTTGCCGGATTCGCTGGCCGGTCTGTTCAAGGTCCCTCCACTTGCTCGGCTTAATCCCGCCATCGTCAATGGCTGCAACTATGCTGCTACAGTGGTGGCGCAACAGTGCTTGAAATTCGTGGGCGTCTAAATCCATCTGTTTGCTCCTAAGCGGCGGTTAGCGCTTGAGCCATGAATCTCATGGCCTCGGCGGCAAGTAGGTTGGCCTCAACGGCTGGACGTAGGCGACCGTGCGGGTACTCGATGCTCCGCTCGCAGTCCATGTAGGGCTTCTCCAATATCGCCGCCCAAAATTCTAGTTTCTCAGCTTTCGTCATTTCTGGCGCATTAAGGCAGCGTACCGAGTTTCTGAGTGAGCCATGTTGCCTGAAATCGCATGGCCTCAGCGGCGAGAAGATTAGCCTCTACCGGAGGCCGCAAGCGACCGTTCGGATATTCCTTGCTTCGCTCGCAATCCATGTAAGGCTTCTCAAGCACAGCAGCCCAAAATTCCAGTTTCTCAGCCTTCGTCATTCACCACCCCTAACCCATAAAAACGTAGCTATACGCCAGCACCAAAGCCCATACCGCGACAAACATGCAGGCGTTGAAAATCTTGTCCTCTTTCGTCATTTGCCACCCCTCAACGTAGAACTCTGAAAAACGAGACAAGCGGTCGCCAAGCATATCGGTACGGATGGCCCCACGGCTTTCCGACCCGCAAGTCATACTTGCCTAGCCAAATCCACCAGCAGGCATGGAAGCGTTCAATTCTCATCGCGTCAGCCATGTAAATGCTCCCACCAGCGCAAGCACGATCAGCGCGGCAATCCCAAAGACGAACCAGCGCGGCAGCAGGGTATTCCCAACCCAAATCAGGCTATCCATCGCTAACCTCTCCTTAGAGCAGCTATACAACTTCTAACGTGTAGGTATGCTGTATAATTGCCAGTACGGTTTCCATCCTTATTTCTGATGAAACCTCTTATGGCCATTTTGATCACTGGCTCTTTGAATCGGCGTAGTGAGGTTTTGGGCCGCATGGGGTCAAAATGCCGACGTTGCTTCATTACTTCTTCTCCAAGTTAGCTTCCGCATAGCGCAGGAGGCATACAGCATCTGCCTCATGTTCGTTATTGCCCCTATAGCCAAAGCGTTTTGCCGCTTCAATCATGGCGTCTTTAGAGGCGAAGCCGTGACCGGTGGCAAATTTCTTGATGGTGGGCACGGCTACGTCAACTACGGCCATACCGTAGTTGGTGCCTATGGCTTCAAGTATGCCCGCAATGCCCCACAGTGACCGTGTGGCGTCACGGCCCCGCGCAAACGGGGTTTCATACACAAGGGCATGAAACATGAAGCCACTATCTGTGAAATATTTATCAAGGTTGTCCATCAACGCAGATAGACGATGCGCCCTTGGGCCTTCGTAGGAATGGCTGGCAACAGTCAGCCCACGGGCATTGTGTGCCCACGCCATGCTCTTCCCAAGGTCAAAGGCGATGATTTTCATCGTTACCTAGTCAAAGTAGCAACTTTCTTCGCGTTTGAAAGCGGCTTCAACCTCATTAACCAGCATGTCTTTGTCGGTTATTTCTTTGCTGATCTGAGCCATGATCCTATCCTTGGCCCCGCCGAAGTACCGCTTACCGTTCTCTGAACGTATTCTTAAGACAACCTCAACCACGTCAGGTATGGCATCAACCATACTTTGATCTTTTTGGGAGGAAAGTATTTTCAACTTCACGCCAAGTCGCTTTAACGACTGCGGCAACTTCATTTTGTTCAGTGCGGTACTCATTGTCATCTAGTCCATCCAGTTCTTTGAGATAAACTTTTAAGTTGTTGGCGTTAAGCTTGATGGCATCCAGACGGTTGACGTCCTTCAGGTAATTCAGGCTGGCATGCAAATCTTCAACACCGTAGCCAAAATGGAACTCAAACTGGCACTGCCTGAATGGCATGCCCACCTTGTTCTTTTTGACGTTGGCTTTGATGATAACGCCATAAGGACGCTCAACCCCCTTGATGGTCTTCTTGAGGGTTTTTATGTGTGCCAGCCACATGATTTGTGAGGCATAGAAATCAAGGGCCTTGCCGCCGCTGCGGGTGTGTTTCTCACCAAACATGGCCCCTATGTTGTCACGGACCTGACTGATCACCACCAGCAGTATGTTGCTGTGCTCCAGCTTGCGGGTTATCTTGCGGAACATCGCACTGAGGGCCTTGGCCTTGTTGCCCCCATACGTGGCTTCACCTATCTCACGCTTCATTTCAGCTTCGTCTGAAAGGGCGTCAAGGCTGTCAAGCACGTAGATACCCGGCTTGCCGTTTTGCTTGTCAATGAAGGCGGTCAGGTCACGCTCAAAGTCCTCAACGGTATCCAGCGGGTTGTCACCGAAGCTAACTTGTTCAACCGGCAGCCCCATGGCTGCGGCGTATTCCTTATCAAAGGCGGCCTCCGTTTCACGGTAGGCGGCAACACCTTTGTGGCTACGCAGGAAATTGGTAATGGCCTCACAGGCCAGCGCCGTTTTGGCGGTTGATTTGTCACCCACTATGTTGACTATGCGGCCCAGCACGTAGCCACCCCCTAAGGCGCAATCAATGACCGTGCAGCCGCTACTGACAAATTTGAGGTTGGTCTTGACCCCGTTGAAATAGTGATTCTTAGGTGCAGCCAACTTCTCACGTTTTGCCACTTTTGCCCCCCTCAGGTGGATATTGTACCTCAAGCAATGCCCGTAAATTTTGACAGGCTACGATTATAGATACGCCAATTGGCGTAAAAGCATCTGGTCTAACTGCAGCTACATAAGCTTCAATATCTTGCTTCAGGGCATCAACAATATCATGTCTAATGTCCATGGATCACCCGAACTTTGGGGCTTGGTCAAAGGCGTCCTTGAAATTAGCCCGACTGACGGCTTCAAACTGCTCAGGCGTCATGCCTACGTCAATGGCTAGTATTGCAGCATAACGGGTCATGGCCACTACCATCAGCCTGACCAAGGTAGCCGGGTCCATATCCTTTTTCAATTCAATTTCGGCTTTGTACCACTCAGCTAGTGAGTTGATCATCGATTTCGTGATTTCAACGTGCGCTGGTAGTGTTGCCATGATTTGAAGCCCCGTTGCCTCAGTAGGTAAGTCTGCATGGCCCACCGGCCATAAGGGATACTATCATTTATCAGTTCACTCAGTGGGCGGGGGTCAGCTCGCATAAGGTCAACCCCCGCCCTTTTCAGTATCTCCTTAGTCCTCGTCGTCATCAGCGGGGCGTCGACGCGAAAGCCGGTCTCGTATGCTGCCACGCGGCTTTACATCAGCGTCCTCGTCGTCATCGGCGGCTCTGGCGCGGCGACGGGGTGCTTCGTCCTCAGGTTGTTCTTCAGGTTGAAGACGGCCACGGGCGCGGCGGGGTGTTTGGTCAGCATCATCGTCATCATCAGTTGCGCGGCTGCGTCGGTTTGATGGTTCCGTAGGAGAATCCTCATCATCCTCAGAGCGCCCTCTTTGGGAACGGCTGGTTTTTGTTTTTTCAAACGGCGGGTCGTCTTCATCATCATCAACTACTCTTTCTCGGGTGCGCTTTGGCGGTTCATCATCCTCGTCAGCAGCAGCGCGGCTGCGGCCCGTTGGTTTGGCGTCCCCGTCATCACTATCGTCATCATCTGCCGGACGGCTTCTCTTGCGTGGTGCCTGATCTTCATCATCATCTCGTCCGTTACCACGAGCACGGGATTTTGGTTTGTCATCGTCGTCATCAGCGGCGGCGCTGCCCCCGTCAAAGGTGTTGCTGATATGCTCGTAGCTGTAATACTGCAGGCACTCAGGCACCGGGTTGTCAGCTATGTACTCAAGCCATTCCTTAGCCTGCCCTTTGTCAGGGTGCAGGGGTGATGGCTTCAGAATACGCATTTTCTCAGCCGGGTAATCAGTTTTCAGGCCGGTGCCTTCACGGTAGAAGCGCACGTCACAGCCTTCCTTGGGGTCATCAAGGTAAATGACCTCCTTGGTATCCTCGTCAAAGCTGAGGGCAGCCAGCGCCTTGTCAACGGTGAACGGGGCAGCCAGCAGTTGCGGCCCTTCATCTTCTTCATTGCGGTCAATGACCCACATCAAAATGCGCTGGCGGGGCTGCAACTCCTTTGACAGCTTTTTATCGCCGTCACGCTCAGCCTCACGGCGGGCCTCAGCCAGCGGGTCTTTCTCACCCTTCATCTTGCTGAGCGACAGGTAGCTTTGGTTGTCAACGCCTACGCTGTAGTTGACCCAAATGTCGTAGCCATAATGGCGGGCTTCATCCCATGTAGGGGGCAGGATGCGTATCAGGTTTTTACCATCACGGATTTTGTACACCTTGTACTTGGCCTTGATGATGCTATCGAAGTTGCCACCCTTGGCGTTTGCCCGTTGCTGGACGTCGCTTGACGACCTGCGGTTATAGCGGAAACCTCTTTCCTCACGATCTTCACGTTCACTCGACCGAGCCATTTGGCTTTCCTTTTCTGTGTGCTATGGATAACTTGAGCCTGTGTTCGTCTGTAAATTTCCTGCCACTGTTTGCTTTTGATATTTTCTCTTTGGTGGCATCCGTCACTATGTGGCCTTTTCTCGTAAGGCTCATTTGTTTCTTGGTTTCTGTAGTGTGTTTTTTCCCAGTGTTTGCTAAACTTATACGCTGACGCCATTGTGGCGTTTTGTCACGGTTTTTTACCCATTCCCTGATGTTTTTTTCAAACGGTATGATTTTTACGTTATCTTTGCTGTAAGGCCCAATGTCATCGAATCTAGCCATGACATATTTACCATTTTTATTTCCACGTTTTGGAAATTTTCCAGAACGTCTCCATATTACTATCCATTCTTCAAACGAAAGAAGGAAATCAATTCCACGGGATTTTGCCTGTCCCTTTTGCACATTAAATTTTTGTTTCAATTCACTCAACGCGATCACGGCTAGTACCTTTAGTTAGCTTACTGTTCAAGTTATCCACAAATTTCTCCTTCCGCCTGAAATATTCTTCAATCAGGCTGCGGCCAAGGAGATAGAGGCCACCACCTGCAGCTATTATACCGGCAGCAATAAGTGCTTCGTTCATCGCTTAGTCCTAGCGTCAGCCAACCGCTCACGCTGACGGTTGTACACCGCTGCGTCTGACCGGCTGTTGCCCTGCACTGATGATGACTCGTAATAGTTGGCAACATACAGTGATGCAAGGTCCCGCAGCATGTACCCACGCTGCTGAAAAGCTTCCTTGAGGGCCAGCAACCTGTCAGCCCTAGTTTTGGCTAGGATGTAAGTATCAAACGCCGCACTATGGCGCTTCTCAGTTTGAATTTCGTTTTTGACTATGGCCTCGGTGGTTTTGTCACCACGCTTTTCCAGCCGTTCACGTATTTCACCATCAAGTTCAGCATCAATTGTGCTGAGTTCCTCTTTGCAGGCATCACGTTCAGCTACGGCCTCAACATAGGCCTCTGACGCCTTAAAAAAGAGGCTGGGTTGTTTGACGATTTCATCGTCAAGCGCAAGTTTATCTATCTCAAGATAACCCTGCAATTCCTTGATTAAATTGCTGCTCATGAAAAACTATAC